TTCAATATTATGTCCAACTGCTCTTCCATAAAATTGATATGCATCAGATCTTAAAGAAAGTTGAACTTCTTGACCAAATACTTTTGGAAATGTACCAATCGATGCACCTTCCCATGGACCTCTTTTGCCAATTAATAAATAAGTACCGTCCGCTTGTCTAAAATATCTACCTCTAACACCTGTCGTTTCATCAGTATCACCTTTTCTTACAGTGTTATCACTGGTTCCAGCGTACCATTTTTGTATGACTTTTTTATCAAATGTATGTTTTAATGTTCCTGGTGGTTGTTCAAATACTGCTCTTGTTGATGCCATTATACCGTATGTAGATTCACCAACCTTATATTTTTCTTTGTTTGGTTGACCCACTGGTATAAACGCACCAAATAATGTGCTTGATTTAAAAAAATTTCCTACACCAGATAAAAATCCTGCACTTTTACCACCACCCCATGTATTTTGAAAATTCTTATTTGCATTAGTAGCAGTCGAACCACGAATCAATCCTTTGCCACCAGCTTTATTAATAGATGGTAATGCACCTGCACCAACTGTTCCTTTTGGTGGTGTTGGTTTGTTTAAACCTAAAGCATTTGATACTGCACCAAGTCCTAAAGCACCAAGGACACCACCCAGATTTGGTTCAATATGTCTAGTTGGACTAGGTATAATTCCAAATGATGCAATACTAGTTGATGCTAAAATAGGCATCAAAGGATTGTATATCTTGGTTTCGTTAAAAGTATTTAATCCTTGTAATACCAATTGTTTACCCAAGAAAATTACACCGTTACCACTTACACTAAACTTTGATACTCTTACTACATCTTGCAATGCAGATCCAATTGGTAATGCTCTGCTTTCATATCTTTTTAATCCATTTACACCTTTTCTTGCATTATTAGGATTAACAGTTATAAATGGTTGTCTAGGACCAAATCTTAACAAACCATTGTTGTAATCGGTTTGTAATTTATACTTGTTATAAATTGCATCACTGTTTTGAGCATATAATACACTCAATTCACCAGGCTGTCTAAGATCGTTAAATCCAGTAGGCAATTTATAACCTGCACCAATAATTTGCGTATTGGTAGTAGATAGTGATGCAGGTGATTCTAAATTATTAAGGTTTGCCATATTTTATAAATATCAAATTGTTTAGAATGATCCTCTAAATTTTGTAGCAACTCCAACAGCGGTACTGACTTTACTACCATCAATATTCACCGCAATACCACCTGATTTCATCAATTCAATTAATTCGTCTAATTTTGATACAACTTCATCTCCACCACCACCAGCAGCATTTTTTCCAATTGTACCAATAGTAGATAATCCAGCAATATTTAATAGACTTACATTGTTGATTTCTTTGTTCAAACCTTTAACAGCTTCAGTAATATTTTCTATTCCTTCTACTATTGTTTCATCTTTAAACATTTGTAAAGTAGCACCAATTGATGATAACGCATCTGATGCTAATATCAATCCAGGACTAATTGCAGCTAATGCAACTAATTGTAACATCATTCCACCACCCAAAAATGATCCCATTCCACCAATTGCCATGCTAGCTCCAAATGATGCTATTGCACCAGAAAGTACATAAAATCCTGCAGCTAAAGAAAATAGATCTATTTCTATTGCTCTTTCAAACCCTTCAACAAACATTTGAAATGCCTTACCAAATCCCATAGCAGCCAATGATAATACTCCAACTGCAGCAGCAAATCCTAACATAATTCCAATTGCAGGTACTATTATAGGAGAAGCAGTTGTAATAAGAGTACTTAGACCAACAAGTGCTGCAGTAATTACTGCCAATCCAATAGCGGCTATTGCCATAGAAGAAAATCCAGCTTGCGCTTCTGGACTACCGAATACTTTTGCTGCATGAGCTAATATTAGTACTGCACCTGCAAATGCAATCATAGCTACACCCAACGATAATAACATCTTAGGATCAATTGCTTTTACTCCTTCAACAAATTTACTGGTTCCGCCACCTGCAACACCACCTGCACCAGTGGTTGGTGTAGGGATAGCAGCACCTGCACTACCAGTAACTTTTGATATTACATTGCCTGCAACATCTTTAAGTTTTTCTTTGTATTTACCAATAAAACCTAAAGCAATTTTAAATGGACCAGCAATACTGTTTAATATTAATGTTCTTAATTGTTCACCTCTAAAAATTATAGCTAATCCTACAATTGTACCTACAATTCCTTTTGTTAACCCATTCCATTCAGGCAAAAATGACATTAATGTTCCATACATTTCAGAAAATGCTTTATTCATGTCAAATATTTCAGTATTGATATATCTAAACAAATCATATAAAGCAGTTACAGGCGACATCACTATTGTAATCAAAACAGAAGATACTTTTATTAACCCAACTAAAATTCCCATTACTATACTAACAACAGGAAGAAATAGTTCAGCTAATTGTGTAATAATTTGATTGATATCATTCAATATTTTTGTTTGTTGACTTGCAATTTGTCTTGAACGAATTTCTTTCTTATACTTTTCTTCCAACGATTCATTTGTTTTGTCCAAAACATCCAAGTCTTTTTCATATTGAGCAGCCAAATCGGGATTTTTTCTTCTTAATTCATTCATTTCTTCTTGTTTAGCATTCATCTTAACCAATTGATCTACACTTAATCCCATTGATTCAGCTAATGCTTTTGTTTGAAATGCGTCAAGTTTTCTTAAATCGCCAACTTCTTTTAATATTTTAGACTGTTCCTTTGCTAATCCTGCTAAATCACCAGCATATGCCAATTCTCTAGCTCTTGTAAAATTAATATCTTTTCCAAATAGTACACTAGCTTCCATTTCACTGTTTATACTAGTTTGGAAATCAAGAAATTTATCTGCTGCTGCCCCTACATCTTTCAATTCCAAACCCAATCTTCTGGCTTCAACTGCACCTTTTACCAACGCATCAACGCTTCCTCTAACTAATTTTAACACTTCGCCACCAGCAGTTGCAACATCTTTCATTACTTTAGCAAAAGGAACACCAGCAGCTTTTGCCAAACTTGCGGCTGCACCAGCAGTTTTATTTGCAACATCCGCACTCATTTTACCAATACCCATGAAATTTTGCATTACGGATGTACTGTCTTCTACAGCTACACCCAGATTTTGTTCCATCAATGCAACATGTCCAACAATTTCATCTGTAACAAGAGCGGTACTGGAAAATGAATCTGCAATTCTTTGTGCTGCAATTCCTGCATTTTCAGCAGTTACACCAAATGTTGCTAAATCTCTACTTGTTCTACTAATAGTAGCTTCTACTACAGAAGTTTGAGAAGCTAAAAATCCCGTTGTTTTTCTAAAAGCTTCTGCCGCATTATCTAATGCAATAAATCTTTCGGCGGAAAGTTCTATCATTTGATAAACAGCAGTAACTGGATTTTTTAGGTTAGTATAAACACTATATAATTTTGCTGCTTTGTCATTAAAAGATGAAAAATGACGAACTGTTTGTTCAATTAATTCTTGATGTTTTTTATCTTCTGTAATTAATTTTGCCAAATCTTTAGTTAAATCTTTGATACTGGATCGTTGTTCATCAATTGTTGCTAATTGATTTTCAAGTATCTCAGCTCTTCTCTTATCCAGATCAGTTAAATTTTTATAGTCTTTCAGTAGAGCTTGTAATTCATCTCTTTGCTCTTTTTCGGACATTTCTTCTATAGGTCTAGGCATAAATTATATGTTTATAAATATATAATAAACAATACTTTTAATCATTTTCCTCTAGAAATGTTCTGTCTAGAATTTGGTTTAGAAGAAGACTTTGACCCCTTTTCCATTGCTTCTTTTTCTTTTTCTTTAAACTCTATCAGTTTCTTTAAATAGAAAATTCTCAAGAACACGGGTAATTTATATGCAATATCCTGTGTAAATGCACCTTGAGAATGATACGCCAAACTAAATATCTGTTCGTGAATCAACAGTTTATCTGCTGGTGTCAGGCCAAAAAAACTGTACCGTAAGTGGTACACCTATCCTTTCTTCATGATTACAATGTTCACATTTGAAGTTGAAATTTAAATCAATGTCAGGAGTTCTTTCTTTTACAAGTTTTCTTAATTCTAAACTATCTCTGGAAGTTAGTTCATTTTCTACAAATTTTTGAATTTCTTGTTTGTTATTGTTACCATCTACCGCAACAATTGTATAACGCAATCGTGTCGTAACTTCTGCTGTGCTGCCTGTTTTTATTTTTTGCAACATCTTGGTTTCATTTTCTATCTGTCTTTCATCCCCAGATGTAAGCAATTTACAAGTTACTGTTTTTTTACAATATGGAAGTTGAATATCAAACTTATTTACATTTGGTTCATATTTAGAAAAATCAATATCCTTATATTTTAACTCCCCCAAATTGAATGTACATTCATTGTTTTCCCTACATGATGGACACTTAATCTGAAGTGGTCCATAACTATCACCATAAGCAAATCTTCGGGTAGCTACAAATACTGCATTTTTATCACCCAACAACAAATCATCCAATTTTATATCTTTATCCACTATAAGTGATTCAATCAACTTATCCAACACAATACCTTTTTTGATATAATTTTGATTGGTAAGAATATCTTCTTCTTTTGCAGTCATCACCTTCAAATTAATAGTACCATTGCTCAATGGACTAGAACTATCATAAAAATGTCCATTGCTTGGCAAATCAACTATTTCAGATGGATAAGTTGTTTCTTGTTTTGGTTGAGAACTATTTCCAGCAAATTGATTAGCTGGTTTTGTAATAGGAATTGTATAGTCGTCCATAAATTATAACTTTCAGTATACCAATATATAGTATAAAGTTATAATTTTTATTTTATTTAATTAGAAGATTGTAATTGTTCTTTAGCAGATTTAACTAAATTTTGTTTTGATTTCAATTCATCACTTAATTTTTTTAATTCTTCGGCAGATTTTGATTTATCCTCTGGAGAAGTTGATGTTTTACTTTTTTCTTGTGCGATTTTGATTTTATCATCTACTGCTCTTTTTTCCAACTCTCTTTGTAGAACCAATGCTTGATTTGTTTTTTTGGTAGCTGCTTTTATTTTTGCATCATCCTCCATCAATATTTCATTAATTAACTTAATCAAAGATTCTTTTATCTTTTTTTTGGATGTTGCCATTCCTTGTTTTACCGCATCAAATAATTCCTTTGCCAATTGTGGATTATTAGGAACGGTACCTTTGAATGATTCAAAATCATTATTTTTAACAAATTCTCTAGCCATACTGGCACTAACACCTTCTACTCCTTCCACACCATCTTCTCTTTCACCGCTGCTGACAATGTTTAAAGTACCGAATCTAGGTGTTTTATCCATACCATTCCATGTATTCAATAGTTTGGTAAATTCTGGGATTCTATCACTACCACAAACAAATGTAGCATCAGTATAACCATTTGCCTTTAATTTATCTGCGGCTTGTAGTACATTCTTGATTGTCATATCGTATACAATCTTATCTTGTATACTAGGAAATAGTTTCTTTAAAAAGTTGACCTTGGTTTGATAATCCAATGGATTTTTATCAGGATCCTGTGATTGACTTGTAAAAATATAAAAATCACCACCATCTGCAGCATCTACTACAGTATCAATCAACTTTTTGTGTCCAATTGTAGGAGGATTAAATCTACCAAATGCAAATGCTACATGTTTCTTCATATACAATAAATATTCTAATATAAAATAAAAAATCCCAATTCTTTTGGAACTGGGATTTAAAAGGAATGTTTTTGATAAATTAATATTGTAAAATACAATAATCTACGCTCAAAGTTAAGTTAATTGTCATAGCTTCACCACTGTCTGACCAATCCAATTCACCAAAATCTGCACTAGTGATAAATGCACCTTTGAGTGTCCATTCTTCTACTTTATCACCTACAGGTCCAAGAACATTGACGGTTAAATCTTTCTTATAAAAATCACTATAACCATCACGACCAGTAACAGATTCATGTCCTAGACGAATCCATTCCATTACTGCTTGCGCACCAGATGGTACAATTGGGTCATATAATTCAATGCTTATATCTTCCCAAGTGGTCTTACCTTTATAATATCTTTGAATGTTGATATGATCAAGGGTTTTCTTTTCACTTTTTGGTGATGGTCTCTTGCACTTCTTAATCAAGAAACTTGGGATACCGTCACAATATAATATAAATCTATTCTTTACTTTTGGTTCAAATGTAGTAAAGAATATTTCGTTGCTATTTAGTAGATCTGCCATAATTGTTTATTCCTTTAGATATAAATATAATAATAAATTAAAATATGTTGACAAATTTTCAACTATTTGTATAATTTGCTTAAGCATAGCGCTTGATGCGCTTTTAATTGTTTAAACTTTGTTTTTTATCGTACAGGTTTATAATTTCCTGTTTTAGTTTTTCTATATAATTCCTGTTTCTTAAGATTTTAAATACTAAGTTTTCAGTGCTTAATTCTCCTGATTTATCTAAACCTGCTTGGCGCATATCATAAACATCTTTAACTATTGATTTGAGCTTATCAATATCTTGCGCTTTAAGCGCAGAATTAATTTTTCTGACAAAATCATTATATTTTTCTTGAATTTTTTCTTTATCAATTTCAATATTTTCTTTTTGCGGTTCACTTAACCATTTATCTTGCATCAATGAATACACTCCGGTAGATCTATTTTCTTTAGTTACATCTTGAATATAAACTTCAACATTGTGTTGTTTTACATGTATATCATGTTCATCGTTCCATTTTGATTTAAGAGCATTTACTAATTTTTCAACAAGTTCTACATTTTCATCAACATCTTTGAAATCTATTACTACATGCACATCAAAGTCACTTGTATCTGACCAATTATAATTTGCTAAACTACCTACAAACAATACATCCTTTAAAGGCGCATCAGTTTCTGTATCCGCATAGAAATCTTTGCCTATTTGCAGTAGCTTTTCTTTAATTTCTGGGTTAAGTTTATTATTATCCCAGATAGCTGGATTTAATATATCGTTGTAAATTCTAACCTTCATATTTTTATTTTAGCCTTTAGTTCATCTATGGCTTGATGTGCGTCTGTGAAAATGATACCATTACCGCCAGAAGCAATAAATGATTCTATATTTGGCGATAAATCGTCTATTAAGATACTATTTGCAGTTGCGTGTTTGGCTTTACTTTTGCCAGAATCGCTGAATATTATAGAAATTGGACCAGACCAATGTGTTCTTAACCAGGCTCTTTTACCTGATTCTATATTTTTAATATAATCTACAGCTTCTTGACGGGGATAATTTTTCAATATTTGTCCAGCACTTGTACTGGTTAAAAACTTCAATTTGAATCTACCATCTGTTGCAATAGTGGTTAATTCTGTTTTAAAATAATCAAATTCTGGCATTGTATCCATTGTTGACCAGAATTTTTCGCCTTCTTGTAAAATTACATTCCAAAATTCTTTTGTTCCGTTGGATGCTTCAAATTCTTTTGGTGGTGTACTTGTTAATTTTTCAAATTGTTTTTCAAAGTCACATAGTACTCCGTCCATGTCGCAATATATTGTTATTTCAACATTATTTTCCAATAAATTTGCGTCAAAGATTTCTTTAACAATGGACTTCAATTTTATCATATATAATAAATATTAATGATTTAATGTATATCACCAAACATTTTAAAATTCTAATTTGGTATATTTATCTTTTACCGCAAGACATGCGTTAAGATAGTTTTGTAATGCATCTGTATCATTTTTTACGATTGCGTCCAAATAATTTGCCATTGGTGGATATGCATTTTTTCTTAAATCGGATATGGTTCTCACAACTACTTCTTCATTTATTGTCAATCCCCATTGTTGACAATATGTAAAATCATATCCATCGTAACCAGTAAAAGGTTCAAATGCAGAATAATTTATTTTGGATAATACCAAGAAATTAGAACAATCTGGTGTTTGTGCAATAATTACAACATCAACTTGTTTTCTTTCTTCTGGTTTACCGAATAATAATTCAAAATTTTGGGATGGTAATTTATAAAGTTTCATATTATTCTATCAACTTTGGTTCGTTTATGTTATTTAATTTCAACACATCAACAATGTCTTTTTGTTCCAACAATATTGTTTCTTTTGGTACTAACCCAACTAACTTTAATGATTCCAGCGTTTGTGGATTGCTCATTGCATTTAATAATTTGGCAGGTGAAGGTCTACCATTTGCAATAATTTCTGCTTGAATTTCCCGACCAATTGTTACTGTGAATTCATTGTTTGCATTTGCTTCAAACATTTGGTCGTCTGTATAACCAGGAATTCTGGTGGGTTCAACTATTTCATATAATTCAGATATTAGTTTTTCCAATATCTTTATTTCTTGACGGTTTAATTCAAATGCATGTTTTTGGTCATCCAAATGTGATTCCAATTCTAAAATTTCTGCTTCCAAATTCAATATTACATGCGGTAATGCGGGTAATTCTTTCAAATGTTTTAGTTCTGCTAATTTAGCTTTATATTTTAAATCAGCAACTTGTTCCAAAACAGCTGCTCTTTTTCTACCCACAAGAAAACCTTTTAATGTTTTTAACTTTTCCCAAGGGGTACTGCCTATAACTTGATAACGATAATTAAACTCCGAATTTAGATTTGATGCCATATGTTTGTTTAATATATATAGTTTATGTAATTGAATAACCAGCAGCTGCTAAAATTCTTCTGGCAGTACCTACACCCGTTGTATCTGTCGCAACTACACCAGTATTACTTACCAAATTTGTAATAGATACAACTGCGCCAGTGTTCCCATAACCAAATATTGCTTTATCATTTCCATATCCCGCTGCAGCTAACATCCATCTAGCAGTACCAATTCCTGTAGTATCATTTGCAACTACACCAATATTACTTACCAAATTTGTAATAGATACAACTGCGCTAGTATAACCATAACCAAATATAGCTTTATCACCGCCATATCCTGCAGCTGCTAGTGATTCTCTAGCAGTACCAATTCCTGTAGTATCATTTGCAACTACACCAATATTAGATACCAAATTAACTATAGATACATTTGCACCTGTTGTGCCATAACCAAATATAGCTTTATCACCACCATATCTAGCAGATGCGGGACTATATCTAGCGGTACCAACGCCTGTTGTATCTGTAGCAACTACGCCAGTATTACTTACTAAATTAACTATAGATACAACTCCTGTGGTATAACCATAACCAAATATAGCTTTATCATTTCCATAGGTAGAAGATGCTAATGATCTTCTATCAGTACCTACTCCTGTTGTATCATTTGCAACTACACCTGTGTTGGATACTAAATTTGTTAATGACACATTTCCTGTAGTATATCCATAACCAAATATAGCTTTATCCGTACCGTATCCAGAAGCTGCCAAATTGCTTCTAGCACTACCTACGCCACTTGTATCTGTTGCAACCACGCCTGTGTTGCTTACCAAGTTCGTCATAGATACATTTGTGCTACTATAACCATAACCAAATATAGCTTTGGTTGTACTAAAAACTGTATTAGTATTGTTGTATCTTGAAGTGCTAAGTGTTTTTACTTGCATATTAACTTATTTCTGTGCCGAATAGGTTAAATGATTGGCTAATGGATGATGCGTAAACTTGAACTTTATCATATTGTCCAAGCGTCATACCGATTGTTAATGCGATACTATCGTTTGCTGGTACAACAGTATCATATGCCAAATAACTTTTAGCTTGAAGTGATGAACCTGATGATAACACTGCGATTCTGAATGTACCATTTGTTGCGGCTAAATTGGCTATATTTAGTGTTGAACATACTGCGGATGTTGCAGCAGGTACTGTATATAAATCGGTACTGGATGTTAAAGCAGGATTTGATTGTCCTAAAATTTTATATGATGTTGCCATATTCTATATATATTTTTAAATTTTGATTTACCCCAACAAAAATGGATGAAATGATTCTCCAGAAGGAGCATTTATAACATAACTAGATGATACAGCATAAC